ATGCCGAACAGGCCCGATCTCTGCATCAGCATAAATCACCGGTCGACTAATCCACTTATCAACATCGCGAAAGGCGTCCGTAGAATAGAGAATCTGTTTGCCGTTGTTTTTCATCAGCGTGTCAAGTCGCTGAAGCACAACGTCATGTTTGCTGTTAATAGCGTTGCCAATGCCGTGTAGCTCAGTTGTGTTCGGCATATGCTACTTATATGTAGTAAGTAGTATATAATAAAAATCTAAAAAAGGAGTATTACTCACGCAGAAACGCAATAAATCCCGTGACGCCGCCTGCACCGTGAAAACGTGACGGCAGACCGTGAGCGTTCATATACTGGGTGAGCAATGTTACAAGCACCGCTTTGTCGTCGGGTTCTTCTGCGACTTGCACCCGTTTTTGGTATGCTCGGATAACGTTCCGCGTGACATCTTTGTTTTCCATGCCAGGAAGTTTCTTGATCTGGGCGGGGTACAGGTTTATATTCTCATCAATGATCGCTTTCTGTTCATCGCTGAGTGTCGGTGGTCTACTCAAGGCCCAGCGCCTCCTTACTCATAATGATCCCGTCATCCTCTTCCACTTTCGCACCTTCTTCTTCCACAGCATAATCTGCTTCCGTTAGTATGCACCGACACTGATACTCACCGATAAACGGCGCTTTGTCAATCGGATAAATCTTACCGTCCCGTTGTTCGTGTTCCGGGCGGACCCGTTCGTCACCCGCGGTGATATACTCAACATACTTCACATTGCTTTTTTTATACCCCTGAATGCGTGCATCCTGCGCAATCTTCTGCGATTCAGTGCGGGCCGCAACCTGTGCCCGGTGGTGTGTGTTTTCAAAGTGTCCTTTAATCTGGTCTGCCATGTCAAGCGGGTATACGCCGCCCTTTTCGCCGTCAATGAAGATGTCCATCACAGTTTTTCTGTTTTCGGCATTGAAATCATCCAGCCACGGCACAAACTCAGCGCGTGTTGTTGCACGCACTTTTCCGCCGCCTATATCTTCGTATACCGGGTTGATACACCACGATCCGCCCTTCTTGATTCCTTCTTTATAATCTTTTGTGATCTTGTCGGTGATGCCGTCAACAAACGCCTTAGTATATTCCGTTCGGTGCATCTTGCTGAGATACTCCGCAGTGGATTGAGCGGTGATACTGGCAATATCTTCAGCGTTGATTGCAAGAGACAAACCCATTGCTTTCTCAAGGTCGTCGAATATCTTGGTGATTTTGCCCGTTGTTTCTTTGTCCATTTATAGCACACCAAACATCCACGTCACCAGACAGCAGACCAACCCGATGATCATGAGCAACGCAAACACGCCAAAAACAATGAGCACGTGAGCGGCGAGCAACATGTTGATCTCTTCAGGATTCAGATCTTCGGCGTGTTGCCATGTTATACCATGTTCGTTGTTGCCCGCCTGAAAGGTGTACCAATCGTCCTGCGTTGTCATAGCAACACCACCACCATTGCAACGAGGATAATTATACCAAGTAGGACGCCCCAATCAGGACTCATTTCTTCTCCAGCAGTGCGAGTAGTTCCTTCTCAGCTTTTGCATACGCCCTTTCTATATTCTTCTGCGTCTTTTCTTCGATCCGGATCTGTTGTGGTGGCGTTATGTTGCCGAACATACCAAACGGTGACGATGCAGGCGTTTTGTATGCTTCTTTGAGTTCGGCAAGCAGTTTATCGTCGGTGTCACGGAGTTTCAGTTCATTAAGATTATCGCGGATCTCGTCTGGCAGGATAGCATGTGAATCATACCCCAGCCGGATCTGTTCGCGCATTTCGGCACTGCGATCAAGTTCAGGTCGCTTAAGTCTGATCTTAACGCTCATCCCTTCGTATCCGTTGGCGTCAAGCACCGGCTGGAGGAATTGTTCGTATGCCGTCTCAATCCATGACTGTGTGCCGCCGATATAATTCGCCCAGATCTGCGATGCTCCTTTGTCGCTTGCACCAATACTGTTGCCTTTCTGAAGAATTGTGGTTGGGTTGAAATACGCCTCCACCCATTCAACGAGCATCCTGAGCCGGTCGTCTGCGATCCGCGTTTCCCTGATCTTAACATCGGGGAAAACCACGCCGGGCGGCACAACAAACGAAGTGTCTTTACCCCAGTCCCGGACGAACCGCCTTGTCCACTCAACGAGATTCGGCGACGGTGAAAGCGTGTCCAATTGCGGGAAGATTGACGGCGCGCCCGCACGGTTGATCTGTTGATCAGATGCTTTGTTGGCATGATTGATCGCGGCGATCACGGGATATACCGGCGCGGCGTATGCTTCCCCTGCCGGTTCTGGTGCTGTTGGATCTTTGATGATGGTATTGTTGATGATCCGCGTGAGTGAGATGCCGTCTGTGCCAGTCTGGTATACTTCAGTTTCTCCGGACTTGTTGACAATGATACCCGGCATGATCTCGTTTTGGATTTCACCGTGTCCCGGATACTGATTAAAACGGTATGCCGGCAGGTTGCGGATCTCAGTGAGTTCCAGTTTATTGGCGCGCTTAAGGTATCCTGGCGACTTGACAGAGCATCCAAACCCAAGACACTCAACCCAGCTGATCTGCATTGACGCATATCCCCGTGCAGCGTTAAACATTGCGCGCATCCAGTCAGTGAGTTTTTCGTCAAGCACTTCATCGACATCTTCCACCCATACATCTGGTGCGCCCGGGAAAAGTTGCACCTGCATAGTTTCAACTTGCGTTGCAAGATGGACATTTTTCATATACTGCGCGGCCCGATCAGGCGTGATCGCAGGCGCAGAATACTTGCCGCCTGCAGTATACCCGATTGAATCTCCTTCTGCTTTACCTTGTTTTACCATAACGAATCCTCACGGCGGCGTCCGCCGAAACTTGTGTATATTGAGTTGTCTATCTTCATGCTTCCGTCACCCTGCCCCATGTCGTTTTCGCACCCATAACGTGTCGCGTCGATACAATTATGAACTAATATGTCATTCGCAAAATACTCATGGCATCCAACCACAGATAAATCATAAACTTGTCTTTCTCCTGCGTTCTCCGTTCCAACTACTCGAACAGGCACGCGAACAGAATCTTTGACGACTGTATTTGTTAACTTTAAATTCTTTGCCGCACCTCTCGCATGTTCTTGTGACATCGTCGATCCCATTATCCCTACGCCACTTTGCTTTGCAGGCGTTGGAGCAGAATCTTGTGTTCCCGATATGTTTTGAATAGTATTCTCTACCACATTGTTCACAGATATACTTTTGATTTTCTCGTTTGGAGTGTCCTGCTTTTGCATGTTCACTGTGCCATTTTCTCCCTTCTTCAGACCTATGCCATTCTGTGGCGAGTGGCCTAATATCTTCAAGATGTTGCTTAACCCAGTCTTTGTTCTTTTTATGGAACTCCTTTGAATGATATGCCTGATGCCACGATCCTTTAACACATTCGAGATTTGATATATCATTGTTGGGTGGATTGCCGTCTTTGTGGTGTATGTAATATTTTTCCGGAATTGGCCCGTTTGTATCAGCCCATATGTCTCTGTGTAAATATCTTGTTTTGTATCCTGACTTTTCGCATCTTGCCGATCTGAAATACATTCTGTCAGACCATTCTTCAGCGTCTGGTATTCGTCTATACTTAAGTCCTTTGTATATAATTCTCTCCGACTGCATAAGTTATCAGTATAACCTATTGCATCAATAGGTAAAAAACCTTTCTGTTGAGTATATACTTTATGTTCTGGCGTTGCGATTATGCTGTTGCCATCAGAAAGAATATACTTTTTTGTTGTTTTAATCCCATTATTGTGAACTTTTAATACGGGTTTGTATCCCATTCTTGTAAGAACCATGTCCCCACATTTGATATCTCTAATACAGACATTCCCTTTATGCGTCCATATCTGTGTATCCCCCACAAAGCAATGATTATCTTTGTCCTCCAACTTACTTTTAACTTCCCCATCCTTGTCGATCTGATAATCGATGTTCTCAAATTCTCGTGCAATGTTTGGTGTGCGTTCATAATCGATCACAATTTCTTCCAGTTCATCAAGCCACTTCTCGCCGGTCTCAACGCTTCCCGGTCCTTTCTTTGCACCGACAATTGAGATCCCGCGAGACTTGAGGTCGGCAATACTCTTCGGTTCGGCTGAATCGGCAATGGTTGTTTCCGTTTCATATCCACGCGCCTTTATCCAGTCTGCTGCTTCTGCGTTGCTGATCTTTACGCCGTAATGTTCGTCCAGTGCATACAGTTTTCGGCGTGTGCGGTCGTAGTGCCACCTGACGAAAGCATACGGATCGGCGGCGTATCCCCAATCAATACCTTGCCTGACGTTGTCATACTGTTTAATCTCATCGTCTGTAATCGTCCGAAAAGTAAGATTATTGAACGGCACAACCCCCCCACCTATTGGCTCACCGAGAAACACCCATTTATACTTATGCTCATTTGTCTCTTTTACGTGTTCTGCCTCTTCAATAAACGCCTGCGATACAAATGGATTGTCGTGATAATCCGAATGGTGCACATATACGTTTTTACCCACAAATTGAGAATTATAGCGCTTGTTCACCC